TGTAAATACGGTTACCAGTACCATTGGCGTAGTCACTGCTACTTGAGGAATCCTTGATTCCGCTGAATTTTGTAAACGTGGCGATTAGTGTGGGTCCGTCAGGAGCTACGAAGCTAACTTCGTACTGAGACTTTGTAATCGGTCTGAGAATTGCCATTGGGTCACCTCCTTAGTACCTTCCCTTATCAGGATAGGATGTTGGTGATCATAGCGCCAGAACCGATAAGACCAGTTGCGCCGAGGCCAACTAGGTTAACCACACGTTCAATTGTGATTTCAGCACGAACAACGCGGCGTTCACGAATGTAGTATTCGGGACGGACGGCTGGGGTGCCTGTGAGCTGATCATTTGTGTTATCATAAGGGCTCTTTATCCCTTATTTCTTCACATTTCTGTGAAGATCAGACTATATCTTCTTCCCTTTAACTTTGAGGGTTTAGGGAGTGGGGCGCTCGTGTCAGCTTCATCACTGTTCTAGTGGTATGCTGTTAGTCGTTGAACGTTCGTTTTCTCCCGAAAACGCTTCGCTGCTGATTACCATAGTTTCAAACTCTCGTTTGAAGCCGTAGGCTTCCCAGCAATTCACCCCATTGACTCGCGGATCAGGCGAGTAATTTGATGTTACCATCAAACCACGCATTCAGCTCGTTTAAAAGAAACGATGTTGTTAGCATACGTGTAAGAGAAGGCAGGAGTCGCAGCATTCGCACCACCAGCAGGCATGATGGAATCAGAAGGACCGTTAGGGCTGTAGAACAGAAGGATACCGTTAGCTGGGAATACCGGCTGTAGGGTTCCATCTTGCGCTAAGTAACGACCTTCGGCAACACGTAGGCCACGCTCAAGACCGAAGTAGCGAGCAATGACGTCAGTGTCGACGCTGTCTGCGGATGTGTACTTGATACGATCAAGGATCTTCTCGTTGGTCAGCAAGAGGTCAAACACGGCAGTACCGACGACTGCGGAGTTTGGACGGATACCGATTTGGTTGGCGACTGCACGCTTGAGGGTTAGGATGTCTTCAATTGGGTTAGAAGTAGCACCAGACCAGGCGGCGTCTCCAGCAACGGAGCCGTAAGCTGTCTTGAAGTTTGTCCAGGTTGTGAAACCGAGTCCGGTCTGGGAACCTGCGGTTCCGTTATAGGGCTCGTAAGGGTTGTAAGTCGCGGTGACGGAAACAGCTTGAGCAACGGTGTACTCGTAGCTGTTCATCAATCTGGACATTGCATTCCTGGTTTCGATTGCGCGAAGCAATTTGTTAACTCAGCGGCTCTTTATCCGCTGATTCATTACCTTGTTGTCGGCAATGTTCAGACTATATCATAACATTGAGGAAGTTATCCAGTCTTGATCTTCGTTCGGGTCCCACTTTCCCCCGTTCGGACAGAGAGATTTGAGTTTTCCGTTGAAAGCTTGGACTATATTTGACAAAGTTGTGGAGGGAGGGATGCCGACTGCTTTTGCTAGTCTCCAGCAACCGTTGTTACCTTTCTTTTTAGGGACGAACTGGTAGTGGAAGTGAAGGTAATCTGCAATGCCCCATACTTCTAGGGTTTCATTTGATGCCTTGTTATTTTTCCAAGGCTTGCATACCAGGGAGGGGTTGTTCAACCTCCCTCTTCCGCCTTTACCTACAGCTTGTTTATAACTTTCTGTGACGTAAGGTAGTCCTGTCTTCCCTTTGTTATGGGGGACAAACCTGGCGTTCATGAAATCTTTCCAAAACTGCTTAAGATTTGTGGCTGTAGAGGTTTTGTTTCTTCCGCGCCCGAACTGATCTAAAAATCTTTTCAGGGCACAAGAGCCAGACAAACCAGACTTCACCAGCAAAAGGTGAAGTATAAAGTGCTCCCTAAAGGTAACTCCAACAGTCCAAATTACGGAAGAGTCTCTCCACCCTTTTGGCCAAATTTCTTTGGGGATGGGGTGATGGCACTCGTATTGGTCTGGGAGTTGGTCTCTCTTCTCGTACTTGTCAATTAAACTCCAATACCACTTCTCGTACTTGTTTAAGTAGTGGCATACAATGCTTTGGGCGCTCGTGGATGCGTTATTGTTGTCGAAACTCAACATCTAGTCGTTGAACCTTTTTACTACTTTCAGTATAGTACTGATTCGACGTAGTAAACTTGGCTGCTGATTTCCCACACGGGGGTTCCAGCAATTCACCCAATTTATAGTGGACCTACGCTGCGATCGAAATTGCACGTAAAAAATAATCCACCTGCGCGGGCCCTTCCCCGGCATTTTCAATTACCTCTTCAGGCAATTCCCAGGCGACCACTTCCTGCTCTAGAGCATAAGGCTCAGAGTCGTAGCGGCTTTGGACGTATGGGATGTTAGTTCCGTAAGCACGACGGAAATCGTTTATAGCAAACTGTTCCTTCCCAAATCTGAGAATTCTCCCAGCGCGGGTAGGGGTGTCCACAACCGGTGCGATAAACACTTGTTACCGTGAAGGCTCTTTATCCTTCACTTCTTCGCATTTCTGCAAAGATCAGACTATATCATCATCTTCCTTAAACTTTTTAACAACGGTTCGCAGAGACTGCCAAGTATTACCTAGACCGGTTAGCCGGAACAGCTTCCTGGCCCCACACTTTTCGTTAGAAACCCAAACTTCATGCAATAAACCTAAATTAGACCAAACTTCGACATTAGCCCGAGGGTTTTTAATGCCTGTTCGATCCCGGTCGGGTCTATTAGCGGCTTGCAAGGCGAATTGTATAGTTGGTTTACTAAGTGCCTTATCTTTAAGTTTCTGTCTTGATTCTGCACTCCACACTCTGTTCTTGCATAATTCTGCACGAGCGGATCTTTCTTTATCAGACATTGGAACTTTCCTGGGTCTGGCCTTTCCTTTATTGGATTTGCCAATTTTAAACCTAGTTTCGTCCGAGTGTTTATGATGAGCTAAGGTTTCGTACACTCTGGAGTTTTTCGAAGACTCCTTGAAAGAGTTTATAGCTTTGCCTAACCTCTTTATGGAAGAGAAAGCTAGAGCCAGTAGGCAGTGAGACAGGTAGTGCTCTCTGTAGGTGAGTTTGATTAGGTTACCATCTTCATTTCCACCCTTCATGCACTTGGGCACTATATGGTGAATGTGGTGTCCGGGTTCTCGTGTCAAACTCCTTGGGGGTCTGGAGAGGATAAACTTTATGTACCGTTGGTAGTGTAAGGGAGAGTCGGGCGCTCGTGGAAAGATTATTTCAGGGTTGATCACTTTCTAGTCGTTGAACCTTTTTACTTAACACTACTATAGTTAGTAGAGACCCTAAGTAAACTTGGCTGCTGATTGCCTATTTTGCAAAAGCAAAACTAAGGTATCCCAGCAATTCACCCGATTTTCAATCAGAGTCACCTCTGAGTGGAACCCTATCGATTCGCAATGTTGGTGGACAGTATGTTTTCTCTGCTTACACAGAGTGTCGGACTATCTTATCGTTTCTTTACAAAACGTTGGGCGCTCTAGCCTGTTATTAAGGGAACTAAATCCCCCAGGTAGTCTCTGAACCTTCTTCCGGTGTACCGGAAGCTTGGCTGCGGATTGACCCTTTTGCTAAGCAAAAGTAGGCTTTCCCGCAGTTCACCCAATTTCTTTTCCCCTACACCAAAGGGAGCATGAAGCCTTGTGCGAGTGTTGTGAGGATTGGCCAGTGTTATCGCAAAAGCTCTTTATCTTTTGCTTCTGTATGTTTCCATACAGGTCAGACTATATCATCATCTTTGCTTGAGCAAAGAGTCGGGCGCTCGTGGATTGTTCGCCTGTTCTAGGCTACTTAATCTAGTCGTTGAACCTTGCCCCTATCCCTAGGGGCCTTGGCTGCTGATTGCCTATTTTGCAAAAGCAAAACTAAGGTGTCCCAGCAATTCACCCGATTTTCAACTTTGTTTGGAAGTTGGGACCCTAATTAATCCACACCTGCATAAGTTTGTTGTAGCAACTTGTTATCGTAAAGGCTCTTTATCCTTTACTTCTCTACATTTCTGTAAAGTTCAGACTATATCATCATCTTTGCCTGAGCAAAGAGTCGGGCACTCGTGTCAGCCTCATCACTGTTCTAGTGGTACGCTGTTAGTCGTTGAACCTTGCCCCCATCCCTAGGGGCCTTGGCTGCTGATTGCCTATTTTGCAAAAGCAAAACTAAGGTATCCCAGCAATTCACCCGATTTTCAATCAGAGTCACCTCTGAGTGGAACCTTTATGATTCATCATAATAGATGTTTCCTTGTGTGTAAAGTTGACTTCAAAGATTGCCGAAGCAATCTGACCCGCGAGTCCGAAAACTTTGGGGTCACTGTAGTTATACCCTTCTTTTTCACGAAAAAGCCCCCAACTCGAAAGTTGAAGGCTCTTAGTAAAAACGCACCGAAATGCGTCAGCTTTTCTCAGGCGAATGAAACCAGCAAGACAGTGCGACCGCCGATTCGCACGATTTCACGAATGAGCGGGATAGTACCGTCAAGAGTGACGTTGGTCCCGGTATTCGCAGTGGGTAGCGCCTTGCCGTCAGCACCAACTGAAAGCTGGGCGTTGAGTACGAAGGGGGCCACGGCGCTGGCACTCACTTCAACAAGCAAGGAGCCACTGGTGGCCACAGAAGCTTGACGAGCGGTGCGAGGTTGGGAAAGGGCTGTGGGAATGTAGGACTGATTCACGCCTACAATCTTCCCATCAAAAGCGGTCAGGTTTCCAGGGGCGCAAACTTTGTTAGCTCCGGCGTAGGTTGCGTAAGCAACAACTGCGAACTCAGGAATTTCAACGACTCCAGCCGTTCCACCTTGGTTGTCAGTAGCAGCTGTGAAAGTCTCCGCGTAACGAATGAATTGCTTACCGTAAACTGGTGCAATGTTAAAGGCCATTTTGATATTTTCAAAGGGTTATTGGTTTTGTTGGTTTCTCTAGGACTTGTTTTTCACCTAGCTTAGTTAATCAGGTTTTACCCTGCTTCACCTTAGTTTGAACCATGGTGAGTTCGTTTAAAAGTCAACGGTAGTCGATTCGGCAGCGGCAGCGATCGTAGCACCGGCACTCTTGCCCCGGCATCGGCAGGGTTCCAAAGGGCTGCCACCCCATCTCCCCAAACTTTATGCAGTCGGGGCAAGTTCTCCTGTCCAATACTGGCACTCGCCGCATCTCCCGGTAACCCTGCTCTTGTTTGACGTAGGAGTCACCAAGGTTGAAAAATGAGTAGGAAGGGTTTGCAAGGTAGCGAACGACTCTGGTAACAAGGCTCAGCCAGGACATTTTCGGCTTCGGTGGGAACACCTCTTCGTCTCCTTCGTAAATGTCTTTAAGATCAATTTCCGAGAAATTTATGCGGTCGTCGCCGAGCATTAGAGTCCCGTCGTTTAAGGCTAGTTCAGTTTGGCTCAAGAATTCCAACAAAGGTGGGAGCATTTGCCCGGTCACAGTGCCCCAGGCCCGTTCGACTTTTGCTTTCGGTGCGGCTTTCCCTGCCCCCAGGTAAACGGCAGCGAGGGCTGCCGACAGCGTTTTATCAATCAAAGTTCGAGAATACTCATCCCAGCGAATATCCTTGTCTCGCAAAGCCTTCACAAGAACTTTCGACTGGTTTGTCATGAGACTTTCCAGCTTCTCTTGTGTTTTCGCTTTGCGAGCTAAGACCTCTGCTTGAGAGAAGTAGTCCGCTCGCTTTTTCGTTACCTGCCCGACCAAAGTTAGAAGGTCCATAGCTTAATCTCCGGGCAGCAGTATCGGAGCTATCAGCCCCGACCTCCCCAAGGAATGGAACGCTTGATTGCCTCAACGTAATCGCACTCTCCAGCCTGAACCATCTTCATTGCACGAGAATGGGGGTCTAGATCTTCGTCATCTTCAGGGTCACTGAAACGTCCCTCTGCGACAACTTCACCGAAGTGAACCATGTTGGGCAAACGCTCAAGCAGCGCAAACAACTTGGTCGTTGGAGTTTCTCCTTCTGCGAAGTCAAGTGTACCGAACTCAAGACCTTCGCAGTAGTTTTGAAGCTCTCTCTGAGGAATTACTCCGTCGGTCATCTTTCCTTCGGTGTAGAGGCTGTCAACAAAGTCGGCGATGCGTTGCTTACGTGTTTTGGTCTGATGCTCCTGGTACTCTCTCTTCAGGCGAGAATTTTCATTCTTAAGATTTTCCAGCTCGCGTTGGAACTCCTCGAACATTTGAACCGGATATCCCATGGGCTTAGCCTGTCCCATTGACCCCATTCCGCAGAAGTCGTCAGTTTCAGCGAATTCGTTGTCGTCACGGTCGCCATCCTCGTCCGGATCCTCTTCCATAGCGGGACGCTTTTGCCCGTAAGTCGAGCCCTTTCCGGTTCGAGTCATTGGATCGCGTTCTGCGAACTTGCGAGAAACTTTCCTGGAAGTCCCACACTCTTCCATGTCAAGATCGTCTTCTTCAGCGTGGTCGATCGAAGGCTTTTCACCCGATCGCTGACGCAGCACACGAACTTTGCGACTACCAACGACACTTTCTAGGTCGACAGCAATGTCGAGGTCGTCCGGCTCTTCCTCGGACCGGTCTGGGAAGTTTGTGGGTCCGTCTTCGCGACCGTGGGGATCGTTCCCCGCAGAAACACCTGCCTTTTTCGCAGTTCGTGTAACACCGTCGGACTCTTCGCTGTGATCCGCAATTTCCTTACCTTTGACCGACGCCCTCTTTTGTCCAGAGGTTTGGTGGAGAACGCGAGAAACTTTGTTGCCTTTGGTGCTCTGAAGCGGCACAGCAATATCTTCGGTGTCGGGCTCTTCCTCAGAGTCCTCAGAGACGGTTGTTGGCCCGCCGTCGCGACCGTGGGGGTCGTTTCCATCGGAGGTTCCCGGCTTGTTTCTTCCGGGGAGGCCGTACTCACCGTCGTTGTACTGGTCGTCTTCCATTGAACGGCGGCGACCCTCAGGTTGGTCGGCCCAACGGGAATCTTCGTCCCCTTCACCGTCGAGTGCTTTCGCCAGCTCTTCTCGGTCTTGCTCCTGGTCACCGTCCTTAGCAGTGTTTAAACGGTCCGTGTCTTGCGTCACGTCTGAAGTCAAACCTTCGCGGTCTTCCTCATCCCCTTGTCCAACCGACTGACGGTCCCCGTAGCTATCGTCGGATGACCGTGCTGTTTTAGAACGACCAGCTGGATCCCCTGAATCCTTCTCAGCACGTTTTCCAAATGATGCCTGTCTGTTCGCAGTTTTCTTAAACCCTACCTCAGCGTAGTCGCCCTCAGAATCTTCCTCGTCGGATTCTTCCACCTTCGCTGTCTTGGCCTTCATCTTAGCGATATTTTTCTTGAAAGCCGCAGGAACTTCTGGGTGTTCGTCGGAAAGTTCGTCTTCATCATCTTCCCCGTCCTCATCGTGGGCTTTGTGCTTAGCCTTCATCTTAGCGATATTTTTCTTGAAAGCAGCGGGAATCTCGCGGTGTTCGTCCGAGAGTTCTTCGTCGCCTTCTTCAAAAACCTCTTCCACAACTTGTACATGGTGGCCGTGAGCACCCTTCGCAACTTTGCGAGAGACTCCTTCGTCGAACTTCTCTTCTGGAAATTTGTCTTCCATGTTTGCTAGACTTTGAGCGGATTCGGAGACTTCAGCTCCTTCACGCCCCATTTTCTTTTTCATTTCGGAAAATTGCTGGTTAGGGTTTTCGGGGGCGGTACTTTCATCCGCCGAATTTGTAGTTTGTGTCGAATCGACGTCTGTTTCAGTCTGATCGTCTTGGTTTTCTTGTAGCTCTTGAATAGAAGAACTCATGTCTCCACGAATTTCCTCAAGCTTTTCCTTTAGGATTTCCAACGGGCCTCGCTCAACAAGAAGTGTGGGGCCGAGCTCATCGTCAAAGATGTCTTCGGGAGAGAGGGTTGAAGCGAAGTTGAACACTCCGTCACCTTCCTCAGAGAACGAGAAAGGCTCCAGGCCCTTAACCGCAGGGGGCGACGCTCCCAGAAGTGCCAAATGCCGAACGCTCCACTGTCCCTCATGCGGGTTAATTGGAGAGTTCGGAGAGTAGAAGGATATGGAGACTTTGCGGTAATGCCCTTTTTTCACTAAATCTTTAGCAGTGTCAGTGAAGTCAACGTCTGCGTATAGCTTCTCTCCGCTTCTGACCAACTTTTTGACCCACCCAAAAGAAGGAACACTGTCGTTGTCCCCAGTATGACCAATAACAAGGGGTGCCTCATGTGTTTGGGGGTCGTAGGAATCAACAACTTGCTGAAGGTCTTGAGGTGTGAAGTTCCTTTCCACGCCCTGAGCAGAAACCTGGGGTCCCGCCGTAAAAACATGAACACGTTTTGAAAACACTTTGCTACTCGTTGTACTCATATACGTTTTTTACCCTTCTTTTTGCCCTCTTCAGTGGGTTCTAAGTCATTCCCGAACACTGAGTCGTAAAGGTTTCCGTCTTCTTCAGGGTTGTACGTGGTTTGCTCACCGGATGGTTCTTCCTTCGGCTTTGGCTCGTCGCCACCCTCCGGCTCGTCCTCTGGACTTCCTTCGGGGTACTCTCCGTCAGCACCAAAAATAGATCCGTAAAGGTCCTCGTCCTCGTCAGGGCTATAGGTGGTATTCCCTTCTTCCTCTTTCGTCGTGAACTCAGGAGCTTCGTCTTCAAGCTCAATACGAAAATGCCTCTCAACCCACTCCCTACGCGGTTTGTACCCCTTGTCAATAAGGGAACTCAGGTCGGTGGCAGTGAGAGAAGACTCCTCAATTCGAAACTCCCTTGTGAGGGTTGGCGCTGCAACGTCTACACCGAAGTTAAGGTCTACAATCCATCGTACCAGGGTGCGAGTCAAAGTGTGAGAGATCGCTTCGGAAATTTCCGCTGCCTTCACAACTCGAACAACGTTGGCAACCTGTGAAGAAGCTCTGGATCCAGACTCAGCTTGCCCAGCCTCGTTTTCCCCGCAAAGTATGAGGCTAATTTCCTTGTCGATATAGTCAATCAGTCCCTTAAACACATCCGGAGTTCCGCTCGGGTTGACAAACTCAAGCTTGTACCCATCCGGCAAAATTAGCGCAGTTTCCTGAGATAAGTTTGAGATATGATCATAAATCGTGTCAATTTCAGCAGAAGACGCGCTTAGGGGTGCGGTCGCAACAGCTGTGGGTGTTGCGTACCGGTCCCCATAGAGAACGTAGGACTCAAGGGCTCTTCTCCGGAACTTTACCAGAGGGTAAAGAACTCGCCCTAGCGAAGTTCCGTATGGGTCCCCGTTGTGCTGAGTCCAGTAGCGATTTACGACGAATTTTCGAGCAGGGAGCTCAACCCCCTCAAACATACGATTGAAAGTTAAGCACCTCATTGTGAAGCCCGTTTGTGAGTCTTCCGCTTCTTGGAAAACAAATCGGCGCTGGTCTCTAATTCTAATGTCAAAGGGTATCACCCCGCGTTTTGATTTCTTCCACATTATTTCGCCAACACTAAACCCCACGATAAGGGCTTCAGCAAGTCCCTTATATATCTCGTCTAAGGGTAGTTCTTCGAGGATTTCTGCTACGAAGTCCCTTACTGCAGTATCGCCAGGCTTTGAGCTGTATTCCTCAACGTACCACGGTCTCGATACAACCTCTTGAACTAACTTTGAGAACGAACTTTGTACGTGCTCGTCAAAGAAAAGCCGCTGATAGACGGAAAGCGCACGGTTTCCTCCCTTCTGGATGAGAAGGTCGTCACTTGGTCGAACGATGCTATTTCCGGATCCAGTAAAGGGAGAAGAGCTCCCAAACATGTAAATACTGGATAAGTTATAAGGGTCGCTCGTATAACTTGAGATCTCCCCCTTCGGTACCGGAGCTGTCTTAAACCTATTTGCCAAAGTTACCTCTTTTCACACGTGTTTGGTTTCGGCATTTATTTCCTGTATAGGTTTTACCCGCTTAGTTTCCGAGGGAGAATTCGAGCGGCGGTTGAGGAATTCCGTTGACTTGGTAAATTATGTACACCTTATACACTCCGTCTTCTCCCGATGTGACCCAGTCCCCCTTCACAACGAGGGACGACAACCCGGACACATGGGTTTGTATCGAATTTTGAAACTCTGAGTTAATTTGTCCGGGGTCGATTATGTCGAGGGTGTGGTCTCCGACGCCGTAGTCCGCCCTCATTACTCGCTCAAAGAACCTCGTTTCAACGACACTTCGAATTTCCTGCGTCTTCAAGTCATAGTCCGTACTTGTGGCTAAGTTTCCGTTCAACACCCTCAACGGGTAAGACAAGCCTCGTACTAAGGGTGATAAAGTTTGCGGTACCGTCATCGTATTAGCCTTAAGAGTTGTGCTTCCAACTTCCGCACTCGCTTGTTCACCTCGTCTTTCGGCAGGGAGCTTTGCATAAGCTTTTGAATTTCCGTTCGCAAGTCCCCATTACCCATCGAAGGGTAGAGGGATGGCTCTACGAAAACTTGCTCCCCCTCAAGTAAAGAAACACAGAGTGCCTCAATTGAGACACCCTGCTGTTTTGCTTTTCTTGTAAGTGAAAGAAAGAGTGAGTCAGGAATCTGTAGATTTACTTCCTTGTCTGTTAACTCACTCATTTTCAACCTAGGCCCTGAGAATCAAGTTCTCTATTCATTTGGCCAACAGAGACGCGAATAAGATCAACCTCGATTCTTTCCAGTGTTGGTACGGGGGTGTCAAACACCTTCACAAAAACAACACCGTTCTCGAGGTTGTCTCCGCTGTTAATGCGCTCGTCACAAATCACTTGGAATGCGTCCGAGGGTCTCGCACCGAAGAGTGCACCGGAGAGGTAAAGCTGGCTCAGAACGCTGTTCCCAATGGAAACAATTTGATTGAACACAATACCAAACCCGTCAACAACCGAGAAGATCTGGTTGTCGAAAGCATTGCGAAGGGAACCGTAAACAACATTCTGAATCACACGAGTGTTCACAAATTGGAACTTACGCTGATCCGCAACTGCCTTGTTGATTCGAGTGCGTCCACCCCAGACGAACACCGCAGTGTTAGGGTACCCTGGCAAGGAACGAAGAACATTGCAGCCGTCAGGGTTGAGCAAGTTTTGCTGAGCCGAGTTTACAGAAATTTGAACGCCAGCAGCGTCTGCGAGTTGGTACTTGGTACCTGCAGGTGGGAACTGGAACCCTTCGGAGCGGTAACGGCGAGCTGCGATCCCGGTCACATACGGAGAGGGGGGAACAAATTGTCCTGCCGAGTTCTCCACGTATGGGCCGTAGAAAGCGATGAAGCCGAAGGCATTGAAGTAGCGCTGGCTGTCCTCGAATAGTCTGTTGACATTGTCAACACCCGCTTCCACAAACACAGCTTGAGGTTCGCCTGCAAATCCAACTCCACGAAGTGCTTCGTCGATAATTTCGGTAGACGTGATGGTCTCGAATCTCCACAGATTTGCGCTTGGTGTTTGTTCAGGAGTGAGGGCAAATTCAACTTGTGAACCGTAACAAACAGTGGAAACTGTGCTCAAGTCACCGCCAAGGGTGTTCGCCGGCACAACAACCCAACTGTAGGATGAGCCGTCAAATGTAACCGCCAACCTGTCCCCGACAACGACTCGTGTAACTCCGTCAGGAGCAACGGAGTTCGCCGGTGCAACCGTAACGTTAAAATAAACTCCGCTCAATTTTGATAGAGCTGCTTGAATTGCAACTCCAGTGCTGTCAACGAGGAGACCACAAGCGGTGACGTATGGCGTTACAGAAGCAAGCTTTCCGAGGACAACAGTGGTACTTGCGCTGAAGTTTCCTCCGAAAATCGGATCGATCACAGGGACGATGTGTGCTTCCGAAGAGAAGTTTTGGTCCACAGTGGGGGTGCAAAGAAAGTTCTCAACACTCGTTGAGGTTTCCCCAGGCCCCACAAGTTCTAAAGAGGGTAACCACCCCGCGTTAGCAGTTTCACCGTACGGGTAGACGTGCTCCGACCCAATAACTAAGGGACTTGAGTTCAGGTACAGGGATACAGTTGGATCGTCGTTCGCCGTGAGCAAGTTGTGATCGTACGCACGGTCTGCGATTGTACCTGAAGCCAGACCGTACTTTCTCCCTCGAACCAGCGGAACAACGCTCAACTCTGAGAGGTTCACAGTAGTTAACCCGCCGCCTAGGACCGAAGTGTATAGGATGGTGGGACTCGTGGAAATGCTCACCATCCCAACAGGATAGGGAACGTAAGAACCTGCAAGGTAGTTGGAGCTAGAAGTTGCAAGTACAAACTTATCGGGGTCAATTACCTTAACATAATAAGCTTGTAGATTGTTTCTAACTGTTGCCTTAAACAGGGTTGCAGCGCCTGCCAGAATGGGCTTAGTAAAGAAAAGTTTCTGTCCGTTAACTAATTTGTGAGATGTCACTCCGAAGGAAACGGCACCGGTGTATCCTGGGACAGTGCTTGAGGAGAGCACAGTTGAGGGGTTGAATAGTGAGCGGCTTACAAAGGATAGGCGGTAGTCATCGGTGGTGTTCTGTAAGCTTCCAGGTAAGTGGAGAGTGTTCACAAAAGCAGGAGCACCAGTCAGATTGTGAATCAAGTTTGAGGTCTGACCCTCAATAGTTACAGGTAAATCCCACTGGGGTGTGGTATAAGTCGCTTGAGCTGTACTTGAAGTTGGGGATGCAACACTGAATGCTCCGGAGGGAGTTAAAGGTGCGTTTAATGCAGCACTGGTACCCCCCAAGGCTGTAACTTCAGCCAGAATTGACACAGCTTGAGTAGAAGTTTGTGCGATATAAACGTATTGTACTTGTCCGTCTGATGGGTACGTTCCGTATTGGGCACTGGAAAGTGGGGGTGCCACGAAGTACACCTCAGTTGAGGTTTCTCCAAGTGGAAGTAGGGGCAGAAAATCCGCGCCAAGGCCACTCAATGTTACTCGTTGAATCTGGTAGTCTACCGGCCAAACTGTGCTTGACCCCAGGGCGAAGACTCCCCGGTTGGCTAGAGAGGCAGAGGATGTGACTGTGAACTTGGCTAAGTCTAGGAGGCCAACAGTTTCGCCCTCCGCTACTCCCTCCACTGACGACTGAACAGCAACCTTAGGGTCGTAGCCGGGAACTAGGGTCTGGTGTTTTAGACGGTCGTATGTTACTTCTTCACCCTTCCACTGATAGATGGCGTTATCAACCAGGTATAGGTTGTCGGTTACAAGGTCTTCTGCGGGCTGATGCGGAGTGTACTCTTTGTACTTGTTTACGTCGGTAACAAGGAAGGAGCCTGGGTCTGCTGCGGCCATCCACTTAAAGTTGTTGTCCTGGCAGTGTGCGGCAGCTGCTGCTCCAACTAGAGACCGGCCTTCGGCGTCGAACTGAGCGTACGCGGTGGGAGTTACAAGGTACCCTTGGTTTGCTTGTCCGTCAAAGGCAGTGTTAATACACTGAACGTAATCCTGAGGAACTCGCTCAAGATTGTTTTGAAGGCCAACGACATTTTGAATATTATACGCGGTCTGCATTAAGACCTTTTGCGCTCCAACTGGCAGCTGCTCGGTTATTACGGAAACACTCCCGTCGTAGGTGGCTGCTGCAATTGTTACGTAGCCGCTTTCCGAGTTTGAAGAAGGGAGCAAATCGTTTGCGAGGCCCGAGTCACGAACGAATATGGCACTGCTTACACTTGGGTTACTTTGAATAGCTGCGGCGATTGAGCTTGAAATTGCGGCAGAAATTTTGCGGTTATTGACCTTGTCACCGGAAATGTAATCAACAGGAATTACTGTTGGCACGCCGAGCCATTCCCCTTCGGATGTGTATCCGTTTGAGCCGTCTCCAGCAACAAGCTTCAACCCGTTTAAAATAAGCTGAGCATAAACTACGTCGCCAGCTTTAAGGGTAGATGGAATGCCGGTGCTACTAATCTTGGAGCCCGACGGAAGAATCTCTATTTCTACAATCTGGTTTGGAGTTCCAACACGAACGACTCGAAGATCGCCAACTTGCGCATTCAAAAAGAATGCATTCACACAGTTGTAGCTAAGGAGGGGAATACGAGTTTCGGGAACTTTCCCTACCAAGGCTTTGTAGTCGGTTAGTGAAGATACTGGAACTGGTGTGTTGAAAGGGAAACGTGCGACAGTGACGTCTTCCTCAGTTTCAACCAACATGTAAGTTGTGTTGAACGAGGCAATACCTGTGGAAGCTACATTTCCAACACGCTCGTTGATATATGTACCTGGTGCTCCGGGGACGATACCGGTGCCGAAAGAAAAAGTTGCCATTTGGGTAGATTCCTCCTTTTCCTTACCTTTGTGCCGGCGAGGATAAGTCCGGCGGTGGTGCCCGTAGGCCAAAGGTTTAGGGTGTATACCTAGAGGTTTTACCCTACCTGTCCGGTAACAACTTCGGAGCTATCGAGTGACCACCCGTTCAACCTGCTCACTTCACGAAGGGCGGACCGATTGTAGGATGACAAGGACAAAAAGTATTCTGCTTCGCTTGAAAAGGGGTAGAAGTCCAAGGATGTCTGCCCTGAACTTCTACCGAATATTGGGGACTGCTGTGATGCCCCTGACCCTGCTGTGTTTGCCCCCTCTTGAAGAACTGTCCCTGGAGGGGGAAGCTCGACGACAGACCACTTGGGGTTGTAGTTTAGAACTTCACGGTAAGCCAAGGAGTCCGAGTGAAACCCGTACCCTAGCTTTCTCCATGTCATTCCAGGTTGGAAGACAAATGATTTCACGATTAAGCAGACCTACGTGCGCGGGCCATGAGAGCCGCACCAGCTTCGGTTCCACGTGTGAGTTGGAAACCCTCCTGACTTGCAATCTCTTTAACTTCCTTTTGAAGCTGTGCCGACGGGATGAAGGGGTCTACTTCACCGTCTAGTCTTTTTGAGAGCTTTTCTTGTACGGAAGCTTCAATGGACTCCTTGCTCTGCTTTTCTTTCACTGCGGTCGTTTCAGATGTCTTAAGCTCCACCGTGGCGGGCTCTTGCGACAGTTTCTCAACCTTGTCCTCAACGGTTGAATCGGCGTTGTTCCCCTCGGCAGGTGCAACTTCGCTCTTGTCTTCGACCCACGCCTCGTCTACGTCCGGCGTTGCGGGGTTGTCTCCAAGAAATTGTCCCTTGTCGTCCTTAGCTCTTGTCTTTGTCATGGTGATGAGTTAATTGAGAATGTGTTTCCAGGCGATTCCTGAAAGTTTTTCGAGAGATGACTTAGGCACCCCCATCCACGGCCTTGCAGCCATGTTTTTTGTACCAAACTGGTGGTAGGGTCCTACACTAGTTGTAAGGACCGCAAAGCGATCGTTTTTAAGGTAAGATAAGACTTTTGCAGTATCCTGCATCTTTCCTGTTACCCTGAGAATTGGGAGATCGCCGTACTGCTTTCTCTTCCAAGCACGGTACTGTGTTGTAAGTGGGCGCCAGGCTCGACCGTTCGTGTCAGTCTGGTTCTTCCAGTACGGCTTGTTTTCGTTCAGGAGTACAGGCGCCCACTCTAACTTCGTTGGTTCCCACCAATTCGGGTTGAATGGCTCACCTCTGAAAGGTGTTCTTAGGCTAAACTTGAACATTAGCGGCCTGCTCTCCTTGACTTTTTGATCTCGTCTTGCTGCTGCTCAGCAACTTTCTGGTTTATTTCGATCATGCGCTTTATTCGTGCCATTGGTTGAGAGTCCAACCAGTCTATTCCGCCGTCCCAGCGTTGCTTGTTCAAGTGAAACGAAATCTCCATCCAACTTTCCGGAGTGAGAATACTCTCGTTGAGAATATTATCAGTGACCCACTTGTAGAGGGCTCGAAAGTTGGTGGAAGATAAAGTCTCAAGACTTTCAGGGTTCTTAATTAACCTGGCAAGTAGCCCCATAGCACTTAAACCCTTGTCTTGTAGAACTCTGGCGAAGATAAAGTCTTTCGGGACAATGTCCCGAACATGAACTGCCTTGTTTCGCCCTACTGAGACTAAAAAGGAAAAGTCTTCGAGTTCTTCAACGGTTATTTTGGGTCTTTCTTTCCTTCTTCGGACCCGTTAGCCTGTTTAATCAACCCGACTACAACCTTCAGGTCTCGAGCACCCATGTCTGCAACTTCGTCAAAGGACACTTTTTCAGGCCCCACGTTTAGTCGTTCAACAAGGTGAAAGCTCTGCCGTGTCTCCCCGAGTGCCGACAACTCGTCCTCGATATAGAGCAGGTCTCGTCCAGTCATTTCACGAACTGTGATCTGCCTTCCGTCCGACAAGGCTCCGCTAAAGGTTAGAAGATCGTGTCTGGTGTTTGGTTCTGCGGGTGGGTTTGGTTCTGTAGTTACAGTTCGCATGGTGATGTTGTATCTTTACCGCTCTAGTTTTACCCTAGCTTCTAAGAGCCTTTCCTCAATGAAAAAATCCCCCTGCCCAGCTGGGAGGGAGAGATAAAGCTTATTTGCTATTTCCCAACTTTTCTTCGCACTTTCTACGTCACCACCACCTAGGCGATCGTAAATGTCTTCGATCCAACTCTGTATGACTTCTTTCCGAAAGTCAGGGTCTAGGGGGAGTGGGAACGGCATTTTGAGTGTGAGTGAGTAAGTGGTATTCGGAATAAGGTTGAAACACTACGACGACAAGTCCCTGACTTTCGCCAGAGATCTTAGCACACTTTGCGAAGTTTCGCGCCCCTCTTGTTCACGCTTCTTTCGTGAGTCATTCGACTGCTTCTCTAGACGCAACACTCTGTGAGTCTGTTCTTGTATCTTTTTCTGCTGTTCCCTCAACCGATGTTTTTCTTGAGAATTGAGTTTTGTTAGTGGTTGTCGCTCTAGCCAGTGGTAGTACTCCATTCCCTTCCACCCCTTCTCTATTCGGGCCTTTTCTATCCCCTCGACAAAGAGAGAAGGAGTCATATCGTGCAAAGACTCCTCAGGTAGGCACAAGGTCTTGTCCCCATCCCCAAATACAAACTGCTTAGTTAAAATGTTGTATTCCAAGAGATCCAAACTTCCAAGGGTGTTGAGCAAGAGTAACTTCACAGCGTCTCTAATTTGCGTGTTTGTTAGGTAAGTACTGAATCTTGTGTTGGGGTACAAACGCAAGTAGGACTCTAGTCTTAAGAATGACAACGCACCCTCCTGGCCGTGGACTCGCCACTTACCCTCTTTCACCACAAGTACAAGTCGGTGGGATTCTTCTGACGACGGGTGAACCCATGTGGAACCATCTATGTAGGATCCTGAAGGTGGGTGGTTGCTGTCGCCGCTCTCGTGCGCCAGAATTGTAACAGCTTTTGTGGGTGGTAGGTAGTTCCACGGAGTATACGCGAGCTCTACCCCGCCGCACCCGCCGCGCCACCGGACCCCTGCATAAGACTAACTACGCCAGCACCACCTGCACCACCGGACCCCTGCATAAGACTAACTACGCCAGCACCACCTGCACCACCGGACCCCTGCACAAGACTTCCCAAGGGTGAGACACAAGCTTGGTCGAGCAGGGGCACCCAGTTTGAGCTACTCGCGGTCTCCATCCAAATATACCTCCTACCCTCGGCTGGACAGTGGTATATTTGCCCTTTCGAGGGGTTTGGTGGGAAAGTTAGGGTTTTATCAAAAAATGTTATGGGATTGTCTTTTCCGTAATTTTCAAGATCGGCGATAGACGTGGTCGGGTTATTCACCCACTCAAGAAAGTCGTCACAGCTTTCTAAAAACTCGATAGAGCTACCCGAATCTGCGCAAACTGAGTCCCTTTTATCAGAACCAAACCCCAACCACTTTAGTAGCTTTTCTAAGTAGTGTCCCACAATTAAGCTCTTGTTAGTTATAGAGAACGAAGCATGCGAATTGCATCACCTTGGGAGAAGTACTCTTGTGAATACAAACAGTCCACAGACGACGGGATGAATCTTCCGTTCTTGTCAAACGGGATCGGCCACCAGTACATGCCTACTTTTGTTCTGCATGGGTATATGTCTGCGGATTGAACTCGTGGCTTTTTGATCTTGATGGGTGTTTTCATAGTTAGTCTCAAATCAGTCCTTTTTGAATAGCTTCGTATCGTGTCTTTAGCTTGTCTACAGCCCCAGTCTCACCGAGTTCGGTCATCGAGTACTCAACTCCGTTAGGTTCTTTCGCACCGTGGGGGTTTGAAGGTGTAACCGTACACTCTTTCGGGGATTTACGAATCCGAGAGTCAATTGCTACTGAGGAGAAGAACGCACGACTAAGTGGAAGCTCCGGTATATCCATCGCGCTGTGAAAATTCGCCCAGGTATAAAGGTGGGCGATTTGGAACAGCACGGCAAACTGAGTGGCGTACCTCTCAGGGGTCATGAAGTGGAGTTCATCATGGATGCTGATAATGAAGCGGTAGGGGATTTTGTACTCTTCCGCTAGCCACGCGACAGCCGTGAGCGTTATAGATAGAATTTCGGCACCCGATGCTTGAATGGCCCAGTTTGTGCGTCCTGTCCTAAATTCGGTGCCAACTGCCGCAGGTCGCATTGCAGTGGAAATTTTGGTACCAAGGCAAGGCAGCTGAGGAACCTTTGTCTTCATGGAGATTTGCTCCATCAAGTTGAATGCGCCGGAGTCAGAACCACCTTCATACACTCCGTTCACCAGTACCCCCTTTTTCGATGACAGTGCTTTCAGTGCGAAATCCTTAACTTCTCTCTCCCCTTTCTCAGGAAAAGTTCGTCGAATTGGAGTGCTTAGGGCTCTTACGCTACCTCCGTACAAGGTTGCGAAGCCTACAATCTTGCTCAGGTCTCTGGCTTTCGCCAGGAGTTTGTACAACTGGGGTTCAATTGGGCTTAACCATTTTTCTCCAGCCTTTACACAATTTGGTACATTCAACGGTTCACTCTCATGACTGTAACAAATTCCTAGCTTCCTGTCCCACACAAGCCCCCTATACATCTCAGGGAGAATAGCACGAGCAAGAGCGGTGTGAGGATCAGTGCCGTTTTCCTTGGATCCTGACAGGACATTGTAGCCCATCGGCGAGCATCCGACAAAGCCACCCTCCCAAGTATCGCTGTATATGGATGCGATCTGAAGCTCTTGACCATCGTAGTCGGCGCTTACAATTTTCCAGCCTTCGGGGGCCTGCACTCGTGTTTTCAGCTCCGTGCCAATTCTCCAGTTTTTCGTGGAGCACATGGTTGCCATCAAGCTTTCAACGGTTCTTCGAGTTACCGTCCCGTGGCAGAGAATCTCGGGAAGAGTCACGAGAGCGGACGAACCAAGCGGGTTTTCAGTATCAAGGAATATCCGATCCATCACCCGCTTACGAACAGAAGTCCAGTAAGAAATAGCGTTTGAAATCTCCAGAGCTCTCTTAGCTTCAGGGAGATCGCTACTTAGCCTCCCGGTTTCCATATCTTGGACAAAGTCCTTGCTGAGTAACACTCCGGTATT